GGCATCGGTTCAACCCGGGTGATGGCCAGGTTGACCTGTGCTTCGGTCAACCTGGGGAATTCGCCCCAAAGCACCGTACCGCTGTTGAGCACCCCAGCCCGAGCTACCGAGCCGTCAAACGTGTAGAGAGCCGGGGGGTCGGGAGGGGTCGGGAGGACGTACTCGTCGAACGCCTTGGTGCAGACCTCCACGGAATCGATCTGGATGATCGACCCCGGAACGGCCAAATCCAAGGCAGGACTGAAGTAAACGAGACCCGCGTGGTCGGTGAGCAGGCCCCCTTGAACCTCGCCCGAGAACTTGGCGATGGCGATCGAGCTATTGAGGGTCGGCTCGACCCACTGCATCTTTTGCGTTGCCGGGACCAGCGACAGCCCAGAGGACGCCGCCACGATCCCAGAGGCACATGTGATGACGTACCACTCGGCCGCCACCATGTCGGTGTCGATGGTCAGAGCTACTGCGAGGGGGTCTGCGGCCCCTTGCTCGGACCTGACGGACAAGACCCGGATCACCGCCCCGTGGATGTCGGTGACCACGTAGGAAAGCGGGTCGAAGACCGCTGCATTGGCCAACACAGCCTCGCTGAACACGAGGCGGATGCGGCTCTTCTGCACGCCGACTGGCAGGAAGTTGGGTGCGAAGGGGATCCCGACGAAGGTGGCCGTTCGGTAGAGCGGGTCGAGGTAGTCCCCGTACACATTCCGGGCTTGCGTGACTTCGACCGTGTACGAGATCGGAGACTGGATGGAGGTCGAGAGCAGGACGCTGAACGGCCCGTCGATCGAGGCACCCGTGACGAACAGCCCAGAGATCGTGTAATTCGCCGGGTTGATGTACCCCGGGTAGGTGATGTCGATGGGGTCCGAGAATGAGACCACCACCGTGGAGACGGTGCCCGCCACCGCCCCAGAGACCCGGAACGAGACGAATTCAGGCCGAGACCCGTAAGGGCTCGAACCGTATCCGCCTCTTCCGTATGCTCCTGCCATCAGCTATCCACGAAGACGTTCACAGAGGCGGTCATGGGGTCTCGAACCATTCGATATACGTGGAAGAGACCGTCATACCAGTCGAAAGGAATCCCACCAAGAACCTTCAACGTGTTCTGGTCAACAAGCAGCACATACCGCTCTCCGAGAGGGGTCGTCACGAACGCCAACGAGAGCGTGAAGCCTGCCGTCGAGGAGAACCCGAGCCGTACCTGAGAGTCCCCGAGGCCGAAGGTCGTGTCCTGAAGGACCCTCATCCTGACCTTGATCTCTGTGGTCAGGCCCACGGAGTCAGGAAGAGACGTGGGATTCCGGTAGACGGTTCGGGTCGGGCCGGTCGTTCCGTAGGTCAAAACCCCAGAGAAAGGCGTCGCGAAGACGTTCGCTGGGATGTCGTCCACCCGGGTCCACGGCGTCGAGGCCCCAGAGTTCTCAGGCAGCACCGCCCCGTCGTACTTGAGACAGACCTCTTTCTGCCAGTAGAGGGTGCCCCAGTCCGGCGACTCACATTCGTCGCAGAAGGGCGTGACCTGATTCAACACCCCGGTCGTGGTCTCAAGAACCTGGAGACCCGTGTAGAGTACGCCGTTCGGGATCTTCAGGATGTGCCGCTTCGACCCGTCGTTGAGCTTGAAGTCCCCGTCCGTGTTGAGCAGGTCTTCGATGGCGTTCAGCATCGAGACGAACTCGGTCGTTGCGATGGGGGTCTGAACGTCCGTGCTCTGGGTGGAGGGCACCAACGGCGTACCCTCGTTCAAGAGGGTGTACGCGATGAGCAGGGGATTCTTGAGGAAATCCGGCTCCGTCTGCGGCGGGATACCCACGTCCGAGGACCAGAAGTCCGTGTGGGGGTGCTTGATGGTGGTACGGAGGTGCTCCGGGCTCGCCATCACGTTCCGCTGGTTCAGGATCTGGTGGTGAGGAGCGATGCGAAGCTCGGTCGGTGACCGGGTGATGCCGTACCGGACGAAGTCCCAGATGACCGCCGAGAGGTTCGTGGGGTCGAAGGCCCCCCAGGTGATGCTGGGCAGGCCGCCTGCAATGACCGTGGGCACCCCTACGCTGCTCACAGGCAGGTCGATCTCGTTGTACCCGATGGTGATGAGGGCGTCCTGCTGCGAGTCCAGCAAGAGCACCGTGGAGCCGTCTGGGCTCCTGACCATCCGGTACTTGTGGGGGACGGACCAGTCCACCTGGAGAGGCACCCGATAGTTCACGAGGCTGGGCTGCACCGGCCAGGTGATGGGGTTCAGGATGGTGAGCTGGGTGGGTGTGACGGAAGCGATCTCGTACGTGCCCTTGTTACCGCCCACGTCGATGACGAGTTGGTCCCCGACCAGAACGCCAGCGGTCACAAAGTTCGCGGTCGAGTCCTGAAGGGCGTTGCCGATGACCACTGCCCCACGGCCAGAGGTCTTGAGAGGAAGGTGGTAACCGGTGAGCTGGTCCGGGTCCGTGCCCTTCCAGAAGCCGCAGTAGTGCCGAAGGTCAGGGACGAGCCGCCAGACGTTCGAGTACACCCAATCCACGGTCGAGGTTGCCCCCATCGACGCCACAGTGCTGGAACCCCACGAGATGGTGCCCGTGACAGGACCAACGATGCCCGTGAAGGCTGCGTACGGGACAACTCCAAGGAGCGTGTTGTCCACGAAAACGGTCACGTTCGCGCCAGATTTGACAAGCCTGTACGTATGGGGCTCGCCGTCATTCCACTCGAACGGATACTGAATCGGCCCTGGAAGTAGCGTGCCATCCGAGTGCGGGGCGACATACCGGACTCCCGCGATGTCGAGGAGCATCAACCCAAGAAGGCGGCTCCCGTCGTAGATGGCCCCCATGACGCCCGAGAACCCTCCCGGGTCGGGCGTGTGTGCCAGCACCGTGCATCGGAAGTCCTGGATGTAGTCCGTGGATGCCGCGACAATCCTGGCGTCCGTGCCGATCGCAGCACTGTCGTCCCGGTAGTAGACCCGGCCGTCGGTGACCGAGGAGTCGGTGATCCGAAGGGTGCGCCCCACCATCGCGACCGGAGCCGTACCTGCATCCAACCAAGGAGTCGGCTGGAAGTCGCCTGGCAGACTGCGGCCACCATAGCTGAACTTGGGGCTCGGCCGGTCTGGGAAGAACGAGAGCTGAAGAAGCCGGGTGCCGTCGTCGATGGCGGCCATGCAGGCGTTCGGCGTGATGCCGTTCGTCTGCGTGAGGATCTGAGCACTCACGTCCAGGATCACGTCACTGGAGACCGCCAGAAGGGGCTCCAACCGGGCAAAGCCTCGGAAGTCTCCGCCGATGAGCCCCACCTTGGCTTCGGTCGCCGCATCCGTAGCTGAGGTGGACTCGACCAGGAGCCCGGCACTTGCGACGATGCTCTCGGTCCCGTGGTACCCAACCGGAAGCCACGGCGGCACCGCCGTCTCGGGGAAGTCGTTCCCCTCGTAGCTGACGAAGATGCTGGGGGCCGTCTGGAACGGGTTGAGCGGAAGGACGAGGTATCGGACAAAGTCCCAGGTCGAGACGTTGGTAGCGGGCCGAGAGAGGCTGCCAAAGAAGCTGTTTTGCGCCTGGTTGAACGGGTCGTTCAGTTCTTCGAGGAACGGAAGGTCGTCCTCCAAGAGCCGCATGTTCTCGATGATCTCCCCGTCGAAGAAGACCCGGACGACGCCCCCGGTCTGGTAGATGCGGAAGCTGTGCAGGGCTGACCAGTCAAGGACGACAGGCTGGCCGGTCGGGTTGCCCAGAGAATCGAGCCCGCCCGCCCACGAAGACACCTGAGAAGGGTCGTTTCCGAAGCCCTTCCGGAGGATGCCGACCTTCATGACCCCGGCGTCGAGGATGTACCCGACCACGATGGCCTTCAGCTCGTCGGAGAAGCCGACCGCGATGCCCGTCCATACGCCCTCGTAGTTCGAGACCGCGTTGATCTGTACCTGCCAGGTTGCCGCGTAAACGTGCGGGAACGTGAGGTCGATCTCACGAGACCAGAAGAAGGGGTCGCCGGTCGGGAACGCTCCCGAGCTGGTGTCCTCGACGATGAGCTGATTGAAGAGGATGCTCGCCAGACCGGTGCCCTTCCTGGTCCACGGGGTGACCGGGAAGACCTCGGGGAGAGCCGTGGGCAGGTAGTTGATGAAGCTCGCCGAGACCGTCCGCTCCAAGGGAGGGTAGGCGATGTGGTGAAGCGGGCTGTTCAGAAGAAGCAGGTTCGGGTCGTTGAGGAGCGCCGAGTACTCCCGCTCGTAGGCCCGGTACTTGAGGTCACGCTGCCGGGGCTGGTCGAGCCGGGCTTGCATGTCCCCGGCCACGAAGTCGGACGGTCGGATGAGCTGGTTGTTGTACCGGTAGTGGTGCCCCGAGACATCATGGGGGAAGCCCTGGTCCCGATTCCAGGCGTTGAGTCGGAACTCCTTGGAGTTGAGCCGCCTGACCTCCACGGTCGGGTTGCAGATGAACGAGTAGTCCACCTTCACGTCATCGGCAGGAGCCGGAGGAGCGAAGAGAACGACCTGCCCAAGGAGCCCGATGACGGCCTCGACCGCTACCGGGACAGCGTTGACCTTGACGACCACGTCGATGGGGTCGTCCGCGATCTCGCCATTCCGGGGGTCATAGACCTCCCAGGTCGTCGTGGCCTGCCCGGCATCCGGGAGGTGCAGGTTTGCCTTGATCGTGATCTGGGTCGGGGACACCCACGACGTGATCAGGAACGTCCCGCCGTTCGTCGAGTTTGACCCCAGGATGATGTAGAGGCCCACCACGGTCGGCGGAAGCGACCCGAGCGTCAGGTTCAGAATCGTCTGCCCGGTGATGGTGATGCCAACCCCGGTCTGGATGGTCAGGGGCGGCTTGGTAATCGGGCCACGGTCCACAAAGATGCTGCGAGTGGTCTGCGGCACCGACGAGGTGAAGATGGCCGCGTTGAAGCTGGGATCTACGGGATTACCCGCCAGATCCTTCGGTGTGCCAGTCGCGTTGACGAAGGCTTGGTACGACCCCGCCCCGAACCCGATGGTCTTGAGAAAGACGCTGCTGGCATCGAGGGTTCGTACTCCCAGGACGCTCACCACGGTGGGCCCCGAAATGGCGTACTCGTGGGGGTCGAGGAGGGCATGGTCCGAGCGCATGGGCTCGGAGAACTCGATGATAAGGCCGCCTTCTTCCGGCTCGAACGTCGCTCCAAGGACGGTGGGCTTGCTCGATACCGCCACGAACTCCGTGTGGAACCCGTAGAAGCTGCCGTCCTTCTTACGGAGGGTGTCCCCGGTCAGCTCGTACTTCTTGCCGTTCGTGGGCTTGCTGACGGTCAGCACGACGGCCACGACGCCACCACGGAGGACCCATTGGAGCTGCCCGTTCATCGGGTCGCTCGTGTAGTATGGGAGGTCCACGGTCAGGAAGGACAGGAGGGGGCCGACCTTCAGGACTCGGGCCTGCGTATCGGGGTTGTACAGCGACCCCTCAATCGAGACGTAGTCCCCGACCTCGGCGTCGAAGCTCGCCATGTCCTTGAGGAGGATCGTGTCAACGATGAGAGGGGAGGGTGGAACCTCCGATTCACCGAAAATCTGCCGATTGTGGTTGTGCTCGATGGCCACCGTTTCGTGGATGGTCAGAGCCTCGCCGACATTGACTCCAGGCCCAAACGTGGAGGTGGGATACGTCGCTCCGATGTCCCCCTCGACGCCCTTCAGCTTGGCCCGCTGAATCCCGATGACATGCTCGATGCCGATGGGGACTCCGCCATCAAGGGGACGAAGGCGGTATCGTAGGAGGTCGATCGCGTCTGCGAGCTGGATCTCTTCGGGGAAGGTCACCCGGAGCGTGTGGTCGTCGAGACTTTCGACGAAGATGGCCCCGATGGCGAGGGTTTCCTCGACGAGCAGGCTCTCCTGAACGCCCACGAGCAGTTGAGCAGTTGGGCTGGCAAGCTCCGTGAGCGTCAGAGCCTCGAAATCCACCACGTCCTCGACCACCAACGCTTCGGTGATGGCCAGGGTCTCGGCGGGCTCGACAACGCCCCCGTACGTCTCGGCCACGGCCTCCGTGACGGTCAGGAACTCCGTCAGGGGGAGGTCGAAAAACCCCCCAGTGGGCGTCACCACCGTGGTGACGGTCAGGGATTCCGGAGCGACGACGGGAGGTGCCCCACGGATAGCCGTCGTCGCTTCCGTGACCCCGAGGTTCTCGACGATGTTTGCAGCGAACGGGAAGTACGCGGCGTGACTTTCCGAGATGCTGAGATGCTCGGAGATGAGGACGGGGGGATGGACGACCGGGGGGATGACCACCCCTGCGATTTCGAGCGTGAACGCACCCACCGCTCCCATCGCAAACGACGACGTTTCGATGGTGTAGGAGCCGGGAGGCAGGAACGGAATCTGGATGAGGGCCTGAAAGCCCGGTCCCGAGTCGTCGTCCTCTGCGATGACGGTCCCGGTGAACCCGATCCCCTGAAGCAGGTACAGGTAGGGGTCCGTGAACCCCGTCCCGGTCATCTGGATGACGACGTTGTTGGCCCCCTGAACGACCGTAAACGTCCAGTACTTGGCAAAAGCGGCCCTATGGGTGGACGAGCACCCAGACACCAGCGTGGCCGAAATCGGCCCGCCATTGACCGCAATTGGGGTAAGGACACACGCCACCTAGTGACCTCCTGGATCACGCGATGGTGATCGTGAAGGTCACCACCAGGATGTCGTTGGTGTTGAGTGTTCGGGTCGGGAACTGGACCTCGTGCGCCATCACACCAGCGACCGCCAGATCGAAGAGGGCCGTCTTCTGGACAGACTGCGGCGGAATCCCGATATACGTGAACGTCTTGGTGATGACCGACTGGTTGGCCGGAACGACCGGCAGGGTCACCGCAGCCAGGGCTCGGGCAAGGCCGAAGAGGGCAAGCTCGGCCGTGAGCAGCGTGTCGGTGGCTGCGGGGGCCACCGGGTCGTTCGAGAGCCCGATGTAGTTGAAGCCGCCGCCCAGAGCGACCCGGTTCGGCACCGAGATGGCCGTCGCATAGGCGTAGGCGTGGATGCGAATCAGTCCGGCGTTCGTGACGATGTTGTCCACGACCACGTCGTCGTCTTCTGCTCGCGTGAGCCAGACCCCCGTCGTCTCATCGAGGTCGTACGCACGCTCGTGGTGGATGCGGACCTTGGCCCGTGGGCGAAGTGTGTCTTCGATGATATGCATGGGGGCAGCCTCCTCCTATGGAGGTGACAAGAAGGTTAGAGGTCGTCAGAAGTCGGCTGAGTGGTCTTCGCTGACGGTGTGCTGGTTGACCTTGACCCCGAGGCGGTCCCGGTCGCGGATGCCCTGGCAGTACACCCTGAAGTCGTCGTAGTTGTAGCTGGACATGTACCACCGCATCGAGTCCAGGATCTTGTTCAGGGGGTCGTTCGGGATGTACTTGTCCTGGAAGATGTACCTGAGCCGGTAGAGCGTGTGGGCGGGCCGCACGATGTCGAGGATCTGCCGGATGGCTGCGTCCGAGTTGAAGAGGTCCACCGGGAAGCCGCCCCCGAGGGGGATCACCACATCTACGTCAAAGCCGAACTGGTCGGAGATGTCAAGTCCAGTGGCACCCTGCCGGAGAAGAAGGAAATTCTCCCGCACCAGAATGGTCCCGTCGATGAAGAGAGCCGCTACGTCGCCCATCGACTTGGGGATCGAGCCTTGGAAGTAGATGCGGATGAGGTTGATGAGCACGTCTCGGAACTGGTCGTCGTCCCACTGAAGGTTCGGGATTCGACCGTTCTGGAAGAGGAAGTACCCGATGATCGAGTAGAGGAACTCGGGCCGGGTGGTCGTGACCGTTCGGTCCCAGTCCACGTCTTCGAGGGCCAGTTCCAGCTTGGCCAGCTCGACGGCGACCGCTTTCATCTCGTTCGTGTACTGTGGCCCTTGCACGGCCGACACGTAGTTCGAGGCCAGGAGGTTCAGCAGGGTCGTGAAGATGGGCTGCGCTCGCTGAAGGACGCGGAGATTGTACTCCTTGCCCGTCTGCGAGACGGTGTAGTTCAGCCGGTTGGGGTCACGGACGAAGCGAGGCATACGTCACGCACACTTCCTGATGGGGGACACCATGGCCGCCGCCAGGCACTGGCAGCACACCCGGGGATGCTTCTCGACGTCCTTCGGCCACTCCGTCCACGGGAGGATGGCCCCGTTGATGACAGGGAGCGCCCTCTGACTCTGCCCATGCTTCTCGCAGTCGATCGTGAGATTCATGGTCAGCCGTTCCTGTAGGTGATCGTGAAGTTGCCCAGCGAAAGGAACTCGACCTCGGCTGCCGCAAAGTCCTTGGCCCCCGAGTCCCCACGGACCACGTACGAACAGGTGTAGGCGTGATTGCTGGGGTCATCGGGTGGCAGAACTGTCACCAAGATCGCCACGATGATATGATTGGCTGTCCGACGAAGACGCTCTGCCTGCCGGGTCTCTGGGGTCGTGAAGCCCGCCGCCGTCAGGGTCGCGTCGTCCGAGTACCCGGTGAGGATGGCTCCCCCAGCTCCGATGATGTATGCCTGATTCGGAGCCGAGGCGACCGTGTTGAACGTGGAGACGAGCTTCATCGCCACGTCGTCCTGGAAGACGCCCTTGTGCTCTGTGGCGAGGCCGCCGCCATCCGTGGTCGGGCTCGTCAGGGGATTGGTCAGGATGAAGGCCCGCTGGCCGCCGATGTCGTAGGCGGCCAGGTGGACGTTCGTGGAAAGCACGGACTCCCGGATTCGACGAGCCCCATCCGCGTAGGCCATCTTCGCGAGGGGCACGATCTCGAAGTCCACCCCCGTGGTCGAATCCACGGCGTTGATCACGTCAGACTGAGCCGCACCCTGGCCGATGAGTCGCTTGTCCAGCTCGATGGAGACGTTGGAACGGATACCTGGGTCCGTGCGGTCTTTGGTCGCCCCATGCTTGAGCTGCACCGAGGTCTCGATGTCGATTGGGTTGTCGATGGTCTGCTTGACCAGGACATCCGCTGTCGTGTGTCGGCGGTTGTTGACAACCTGCTGGAGGTGCTGGAGCAGGTCGTTGATGACGTACGTGACCGTGAAGTTCTCGTCTTTCACGTAGTCCACGCTGACCTGCTGACCGTTCTTGATGACGGACGCGGCAGTTCGGACGATCTTGGCTGGGGTTGTCACGGACCCCGCCACGATGTCGAAGTCGGGCAAGAGGGTCTCTGGGCCCTTGTACTCGACGGTTCGAGCCTGGTTGAAGACGCGGATGGTCTTCGTGTTGATCCCGATGGAGTCCAGGGGCTCCCGGACGAATCCGATGAGAACGTGGGCTTCGTCGTTGACGGGGATCTGTGCGCCGGAGGGCTTCCCGAGGTACTGCGTGACCTCCAGGTAGTCCTTGGCAATGGTGGACTCGCCCTCGATGAGGGGGTCACCCGTCTTGTAGAGCTTGTAGTTCGACTCCGCCAGAAGCGGTCCAGCCACCTCACCCACAACCGAAACGACTCGCCGACACGGCTGGAAGGTGAAGAAGAAATCGTTGATCGACCGGAACCGATAGTCGGCCAGGATGACGTCGTCGATGGCGGTAAAGGGCTGCGGGATAGCGGTGTTGATCCGGAAGGTGTTGTAGTCGAGAATGATAACGCCCGTGAGGTCGTAGTCGAGCCCGAGGCTTGCGTTCCTGACCCCAAGCCCCTGCGGGGGGTTGTTCAGAATCTCGATGAGGGGCGTGTTGACGGTCACACGGGAGTCGAGCACCCGGAACGTGAGCGAGAGCAGGTCTACGATCAGGCACTGGATGTCCCGGGCGATCTGGAACTCGAAGGCGAAGTTCTCGGTGACCGTGCGCTCCTGGAGCCCCTGCACCCAGATGTCCACCTTGCCGCCGATGTGCTTCTTCCGAAGGGGATCCCAGTCCCGCATCATCAGGTCGTCACCGCTCTTGACGACCTTCGCCTTGATGATCCCGACCTGCTCTGCGGCCGTGGAGTAGTACCCGCCCTCCGTGCCCGTATCGACCGAAGCGAAGGCCAGGATGGACCGAGCAGCCAGCTCCGCGTTGGACTCGATGCTCTCACCGAAGACGGTGTTCTCCGTGTTCGTGACCTGAAGCCCTGCCAGTCCGGTGCTCTTGATGGTGCCTGCCGGGCGGTTCCCGTCAGACCCAACCACCTCACATGTAATGTCTACCACCAACTCGTACCGCTTCGTGTCGAAGTTGTAGTAGGCATCCGCGTTGAGCGCCGACATGATGTACGTGCCGCCGATACGGAACCGGATGGCCGGGAGGTTGTTGTCAGGATCCGCGTCGCTGGAAACGAAGGTACCAGCAGGCACCGGGATATCCGACACGGGCTTGGTGGTGGTGAAGAGGACAGCCTGCCCCACAGCAGGCCGACCCGACAGTCGGGTCTTGTCTACGTTTCTGGCCAGCTTGTCGAACTGCTGGTCAATGAGATTCTGCGTTGCTTGGTCGCTCGTGTATCCGATAGCCGCTCGAAGGGCTGTCTTGTAGGAGGAGCTTCCCACGGAGTCCGAGACACCATCCGCGTTGATGTCATCGATCTGGAGCAACGTGAGGAACCCCTGCGACCGATGAACGAAGTCAAGGAGGAACCAGAGCCGTTCGGACTCCGAGGAGAAGGGGTCGATGCTGACGTCTCGGGTGGTGGAACCCGGGTTGATGGAGATCGCCGTGTTGACCCGGACGATGGCCGTCACGTAGTCGGTGACGATCTGGATACGGGCGCGACCAGGCAAGTCTCGGAGGGTAGAGTCGAGAACGAGAGGGGTGCCCAAGACCTCCTGTGAGAAGGGCGTCTCGAACTCCGACGAGACCGTGGGGTCGTAGTAAATCGCCGTGAACACGTAGTAGAGCGGCTGCGAAGCATTCACGTTAACGAACTGATCCGAGTTGATGATGCCGGACCCACCTCCTCGACTATGCACGAACTTGGCGAACTTCGTGATCAGGTAGCTCTCAAGGGTCGTGGTCACCCGGACGCTATCGAAGAAGCCGCTGACGTCCTCGATGACGTTGAGTCTGGTTTCGAGCGTGGTCTCGAACTCGTCCTCTTCCGTGACTTTGATCCGTAGGTTTTGGTTCTTCCCGTTGCTCCAGGTCACCTTCTGCTGGGACGTGGCGATCACGTCCTCCTGGAAGGTATTGGACTCCTCCGTAATGATCAGTTCGTTGATCTGAAAGTAGCCGGTGGCACCCGCAGGAGAGGAGGAAGCATAGAGATTGAACCCACGGAACACGGCCGTGGCGGTGCCGCCGAAGATGTTTACGGTCGGCACTGGGATGGCTGCCAGCAACGTCACCGAGTCCCGATGACGTTGCACTCGGATTCCGGATGGGATCTCGGGCCCAGTGAGTTGCAGGTTACGAACCAGCGTGATCTCGGCTCGGGCGGGAGGGCTGACCTTCCCCAAGATATCGATCACCCGGATGAGGATGACGTTGACCCCCGTGTCGAGGAGGGCTCCAGCGGGGTAGACGTTCGGGTTCGGGTACGTCCACCGGTTCAGGTCGAGCTTGATCAGGGTGGGGTCCGTTACGAACGGCCCTCCGTTGACGCTCACCTGGATGGCAGCCGTGTTCAGCTCGACCGTCCCGTAGAGGAAGACCGCATCACGGTTCGTGGTGAAAACGAGGTTCGTCGTGAACCCGGTACTATCGCGTAGCTGAATTAGGGGTGCGGTAGCCATGGGTCACCCAACAAGCGTCGGCTTCGTAAGGGATTCTCGGAAAATACCCTGGGCCTGCGTGGAGCCCAGCAAATCCACCGGCTGAGGCAGCCGGATGCCCCTGCTAAGCTGGATGGGATCTTGAGAACGGTTCTGAATGGTCATGTCGATGAAGAGAACAGTCGGGTCTCGCTGGCTCAATTTGAGGTCCACAGCCAGCAACTTGAACGGAAACTCCTGGTCGGAGACCAGTTGACCGACGTTCTCCTCCTGCTGACGCTTGATCGACTGCCACCGGCCGAACGCCTGGTAGATGTCACCCACGAGAAGATTTTGCAGAATACCGCCCGCTACGAGCTTCGTCCCGATGGACTCCAGGAGAGAGGTGCCGTACCAGTTGTGGAAGGTGTTGGAACCCTTCACGGTGTACATGAGCTTCTGAATTTCCTGGATGAGCAGAGCCTCGTCGAAGACCTGGACGACCTCTCCGGAGGATCCGTAAAGCCAGTCGTTCTCAACCCCGGTGCCCCCACAACGTCGGCACTCCTGCTGAAGAGTGACGTAGTTCAGCTCGACGTAATTCCCGAAGCCTTTCAGAGGCTCGTCAAAGACCACGAGACGGGTTGGCCTGTCGTTGAGCGTGAACGGGTTGTTAACGAGCGTCCACCCAGGCGTGACGACCATCCCCCGCCACTGTCGTGGGGTTGGGATGCCCAGGATGGGGGCCAAGGTCGCCGTGGGAGGGATGAACACCGTCGCGTGGGGGCCAGACTGATCGGTACGGAAGCCAATGTGCTGGTTCTGGACGAAAAACTGGATGCCCTTGAGCCCCGCCGTGAGCAATGACGCGATCCGATCCGGTGGGATCTTGATACCCCCAGGGATAACGACGACCTGCTGCGGGCCGTTGTTCACGATCAATCGCATCGTGTCGTTCACGCCTGGAGTGATCGTGAAGGGTCCGTCCTTCGAGCCCACCGAGGTAGCTGTCGTGTACACGCCCACGGACGGCACCTCGATCGCTCCGTTCAGCCTGACCTCTACGGAGTTTCCAGATGAAATGGGCCGCAAAGGAGTCGCTACCGTAGCCGAAGCGTCGAGGAAGAGAGCTTCCTCGACGACCCGGTGGGGGCATACTTGGTCCAGTTTGCGATCGTAGCTCACACGGCCACCGTACCACCGGGGGGGAGATACCCACCCTCATCTCGTCCTGGACTATCGCCAGGTGCCCGGTCTGGCCCCGCATCGTAGATGGTGAAGGGGGCGTCCACGTTCTTCATGTTCGGGTCGTTCCCCTTGTCGTCGAAGATGGCACGGTACTCGGGGTTCGCGATGAGCTGGTTCAGTGCTGAGAAGATGTTGTCGAACGAGCCCGTTGAATCGACCGGCCCCATGAGCAGAGCCAGAAGGTCGATTTCATCCTGTAGCTGGTCCGCGTAGTCCACCGCTCGACGGATTTTGCGCTCCAGATAGTCCCGCTTGTAGTCGATCACACCCTCAGCCCACTCCCGCATATTCTCGATCAACGCTCCGGACTCGGCATCCGCCCGCCCTGGCAGTCCCACAGCTTCGCCGTTGGACATCGTCGTGGCCGAGACGGTCTCATCGCCTGGGACGAGGAAGACTGCCTGTGCTTTGCTTCGGATGTTCAGGTCGAAGAATGGGTCGCCGCCCAGCACCTCATAGGCAGCGACGAGTTTCCCGATGTAGGACTCGTTGTCCGGCTCGTACTGTTGAGGCACCCCTTGCCCGTCGTAGGCAAACGAAAGACTCCCCGTGCGGATCTGCTCCTCCTGGAGGTTGATGATTCGCCCCACGAGATCCGCTTGCTGCCCTCGTGCAAAGGCTACGAAACGGTTGAAGCCGCTCGTGTTAAACGTGCCTTTGAAGTCGTAGGCCAAAGTGTACCTACCTTGTTCCTTTCACAAGTAGCCTAGAAGATGGCGTTGAATGCTTTTTTGAAGGCGTCGATGTTGATGGCCAGGTACGCGAGGCAGATGCCGCCCGTGTACCCAAGGGGCCCGCTTGGAGGCTCGTTCTGAGCCGTGTCGATGGCGTTGAACCAGTCCCCCACGTCCCCCTCCAGGGTCGAGACGTTGAGGATGTAGAAGCCCGCAGAGAGGCTTTCGATGTAGTTCAGGATCTCGATCAGGAACTTGATGAAGCGTTCCAGGGTGTCGATCTTCCGGATCAGGAGGTCGATGAACGCCTTCAGCTCCTCGATGACGCCCTTGAATGCGTCGAAGAGCGCCTGAATCTTGGCCAGGAGGTCGTAGAGGATCTGCCCAGACCATGGGATGATGTCCCGCAGGATGCTGATCTGGATCCAGTTGGGCGGGACGCCCTGCGATGCCATCGCCAACAGGAAGTTCACGGCTTGGAGAAGGTTCTTCCTCACGATGGGGTCTTGGAACGCCGTCCCGTACGTGGCCGCTGTGTCCTGGTCCACCACAAGAGCCCCACCGGCTATCGCATCCGTCTCGAAGACCTTCGCGAGGGCTTCTTGCCCCGCTGTTCGCTGGATGCTCACCTTGGTCAAGGCGAAGACCATCTTCTCCAAGGTGTCCGCTCCTACCAGCGTGCCCTTCGTCGTCGGGGTGCCCGATGGCAACGGCCCCTGCATGAGCTTCCTGAACCCCTCCACCATGGAAGCAGGAACGTCGAGGAAGACCCCCGCGAACTTCACCGCGTTGCGAGCCGCAGCATAGCGTACTCGCTTGAGCTGCCACGGCATGTCAGGAAGTTTCCCAGTAGAAGGGCTGGGGGTGTACGAGATCGGAGACACCGACCCCGTGAGGCTGATAACGGGGATGACCCCCAAGGACGCCAACGGCCCCGCCAACCGCGTGAGAGTTCCTTTGCCGATGTCCGTGGTGCCAAGCGGGGGGATGGGATCCCCCTTGTTCGTGAACTGCGGGTAGTATATAGGGTTGCCGAAGTTATCCTTGACCTGTTTTTTGTTCTGATCCAGTTTGACCACCCCCGGAGGGAGCGGGAGATGGAAGTTGAACGAGTACGCAGCGAGGAAGACCCTCCGAACAACCTCCAATACGTCGAACTTGGGGTTGAGCTTCGGCACCTTACCCCGGAGAATCGGAGACGGCTTCCCCATCACAACAGGATCGCCAGGTGTCCCCGAAGGCCACTGGAAGTAGGGTGACCCCCCATCGTTCATGTTGGTTACGATGTCGGACTGCTCGAACTTGATGTCCCCGATGGCCGGGTTGTCCAAGTTGTAGAACGGGGCAATCTGCAAGTTCCCACTGAATGCCCGTACGCGGTAGAAGTACGTCTTGTCTAGCTCGACATTGGTGTCGATGAACCGGAACGTCCCGAGTTGTCCCAAGAGAAAGCTGGCGGGGTTGTTCCCAGGGCTGATGATAGCGTAACCCTGGAATTTGATGAAAGGATCGCCATTCTGATCCTTCAGTCGGACTTTGCGTTGAACAACCTTGTTCGCTGGCTGTCCAGGGGCTTTGCGTGGATTCACGAACTGAGTGTCCACGAATTTGACGACTTGTCCGGCAGCAGCCGCGTTCGAGATGTCCTTGGAGTCCACCTCGTTGTTCAGAGAGATGTCCGAGCGTTCGATGAGCCAGTTCGGGGGGTAGAACTCCTGCGACATGTCAGACGCGATCCCCTGAAAGGTGGGGTCGGCAGAAGGAGTGATTGAAGGGAGAGACCACTCGATCGCCAGGGCCTTCACCTGATCCTTGAAGACCTTGGTGACCGCCAGGATGGGATCCCCGCTCTCTCCCACCGGGACAACCCTGGCGTTCGACGGCTGACGGTACTTGGGCTTGAGGAACTCACCCCCAAAGAACTTCAGAAGGGTCTGGATGAGTTGGATAAGGCGAGCTGGCCCATTCGCGTCAGCGACGATCAGGATGTAGCCGCCCTTGAGTGCTCCCTTGATGGGCTGGGGTCGATTGAAGTCTTGGGCATCGACCAGCGAACCTTTGAATCGGGCCTTGAACCCTTGGTATCCCCCCTTGTGACGAAGGAACCTGGGGTCACGAAGTGGATCTGGAATGTCATAGAGGGCGTACACCCCTGTACGCTTCAACGCCTCGATGAGCGTATTGATGAGGTTCAGCAGGGCTTCGATCAACGCCTTCAGCGGGTTCCCGAAGTCCACCAGGAACGCCTTGACCGTCTCCAGGAACGCCTTGACCACATCGAGGTAGACCAGGAGGGTCTCCAGGATGTTGCGGGCCTTCTTGAGCAGATCCTTCCCAGGGATCTGAATTTGGAAGGACTGCCATGTCTCGGGTTGACCCATCTCAGGCCCCGTACGTCAATTTGTCGAGCTTCAGCTTCAGCTTGTCGATCTCGGACACCGTCACGTCGATGGTCTTGCCGATCACGTCCCTCATTTTGGAATGTATTCCAAACTCCGTCTTGTACTCCCAACGTGGCGGTTCCGGAGCCTCCTCGGGCGGAGGGGCGTCAGTTTCGACGGCGGGGGGTTCAGGAGGGGTCGTCTCGTCGCTCATCATCACACCGTCTGGACAGAGAGAATCTTCAGGAGGTCGTTGTAGAGCTTCGCGGTCGCCGTAGCTCGGTCAGCGACCGCTCGTTGGATGACGTACAGGCTGCCCGTCTGTACGTTGGTCCGTGCGTCGATCCAGGCATACCTCTTGTCGTAGAGCTTGTCTCTCGTTTTCACGATGGCCGTCACGAGAGGGATGGGACCGGTCGGCCCCGTGATGGCCGCCAGTCGGACGGCCAACGCCGCCAACCGCTGAAAGAAGGTCAGAGCAGTCCACGGGTTCGCGTAGATGAGGGGGTCCACGATGCCCGGGGGCACGTAGACGGACGTGGAGGTCGCAAGCAACGCCGTCCACGCATTACATCCTTGCACCCAAGCTTGAGCATCGGCTCGGATGGTGAAGAGATCCTGGATTGCCTGGGCTCCGACTCCGAATGCCTTGACCACCCGGTACGAGACGATCCCAGCGACGGGGAAAGGCGTCGTGACCGTGATCTGCGTCGGGCTATCAACCGACTGGATGGCGTAGAACTGAGCATTCCCACCGACCTCGATGTAGACGAAGTGGGTCGCGTTGACTCCGGCCGTCACGAAGTCCTGCCCTGCATCCGTCAGGATAGCCGCCGCGACCGTACCCGGGTTCGAGGCTGGGGTCAGAAGGTCAGAGAGCACCCCGTCTGTCCCTGGAGGGAAAGCATCTCCCTCGAAGAAGCGGGTGATGGCCAGCACCACCGAGTCCGCGACCGCAGGCATCACATCATGGTCGTTCGTGAGCAGAACGCTCTGTTGCGTGAACACGGAAGGGTAAATGGGGAGCGTGTTCGAGAAGGTGTTGAGGTGGTCAGATACCCGATAGCTTGTTGGCACCAAGAACGGAACCCCGGAGTTGAGTTGAAGCTGAGTCGGGCTCAGGATCGCCGTGACCTGCCGCCGAACGCCCGCATTCGCCCCCGTGGTCAGGATGACCGTAAAGCCGACCTTGATGAGCGGGCTGAGAGCCGGGTCGTCGAGGACATTCGCTAGGGGGAAGGTCGCCGCCGACACAGGCCCCACGTTGTTCGTGGCCGTGATGACCGCATCACCACCCACGCCAGGGGACGGGAAGGCGGAGTCCACCGTGACCGAGGTGGGGCCCACAACGCTGATGCGGCGATACCCCGTACCGGCATTCGGCCCCGTCGTGAACTGCACGAGGTCGTAGACCTGCGGGAGCGGAATCGGGAAAGGCCCCGTGTAGGTCAGGACCGTGCCCGTTCCGTCCAAGGTCATCCCGGAGAGCGTGGTCGGAGAGGTCGTGCTCCCGTTCACTGCCGCGTCCACTGCCGTCTCCGCTTGGTTGGCCAGGATTTCCTGTGCCTGGATCGGGCTGAGGATGGGGATGCCCTGGTCATTGCAGTCCGACCCGATCTCGCCCACGAGAGCCGGGAACTTGAAGGCAGCCGTGGCCAGATTCGAGACCCCCACGTAGTCCATCTGCAAGACTTCCCCAGGGCCTGGCGGGTTGATACGCAGTTCTGCCGGGATGATTGGAACTGAGCCGTCCAGAGGCGGGTAGGGCTTGATGAACACGAGCTGCCCCGCGTCCGTGTTGACCGCCATGTCGAAGCCCTGCCGGTAGAGCTTCTGGTAGACCGTGTCCTTGGTCGAGAGGAAGACCGTCGCCCCTGCGGGAACGAACGGCAAACCGGCCATCTGAATCCGCTCTGGGGCCGTGAGTACCGCTGTGACCGTCAACGGCACCGCATCCGGGACGATGACCGTGCCGTCCCGGTTCGAGATGGCCACCTTCATGCCCACCGCGAAAGGAGGCCGAAGGAACGTCGGGCTGCCGCTCGCATTATCTACGAAGAGCGTCGTGGAGCCCGCCGCAGCGGGTTGCTGAACGAGGGCTCGGGGCAACCGCCGGTAGATGGTGCCCGGCAACGAGGTCATCGGCTTCGCCCCGAAGTCGCCGATCACATCCCCCGTGTTGGCGAGAGGGGTTCCCGCCGTGGTCACCAGGGACAGGTGCTCCTTGGCCGTCGGGAAGAGCCGTCCGTAGTTCGAGGGCTGGTAGAGCTGAACGTACGTCCCAACGTACGTGAACACGAGCGGGAAGATGGAGGTGATAACGACCGGAAAGTCAGAGATCTTGAACGTGTCGTCGATCTCGTTCGTGACCGCTGAGTAGACCGTTCGGACGGGGTTGCCGATCTTACCGTCGAAACGGAACCGCCCGTTCGTGTCCCCGATGTAGCGGCCATCCTCGTCTTGAAGAACGTCTTCGAGTCGGTGCGTGTTGTCGTTGAAGAACTTGAGGTACTGACGGCTGACGTAGTCCACGTTCGCCGTGTGCCCCTCAGTGAAGAAGAGGGACTCCCGACCTTGCTGAAAGAGCGTAGGAGTCGAAGCGTTCGAGGTCGTCGGGCCGCTCGAAGGAGAGCTGCTCTGGGCACTGGCCTGGAGAGTCTCCAGAACTTCGGCCGAGAAGTTCGTCAGTGTCTCGACCCGGTAGTAGAACGAGTCCCCAGCGAAGATTGAGTAGTCCGCCTTGAGGATCTGCCCCAGCAGTCCGTTCGAGTCCGAAGGAACCGTCAGCGAGGTGTAGGAGGCTCGGATCCGAGTGCCCGCCTGGGCGATCCGGTAGCTCGTGTAGAAGATGTCGATGGACTCGTTCGGCTGAAGCGGGGGCGTGTAGGTCAAGGCCCCGCCCCCATCGAGCGTGTACTCGTCGGGGGTGACCATGATGACCCCGGGCTGTCCCGTCACACGGCGGAACAGGATGACCCCTTGTTCCAGAATCGGGATCGAACGAAGCTGAGCTTGCGTCACCCCATCCTCCAAGATGGGCCGGATGGAACGCTTCAGAACCGTGGTGCCCGTCATGTACTGCTGGCGGACATTCTGCTGAAGGATGATCGACGTGACCCCATCCTTGAAGGTCGCCCCCGAGACCACATACAGGTCGTAGTAGGTGGCGGAGTTGGTGAAGAGCACCACCGTGCCCTTCGGATACTGAAGGGTCGCGTCCCCAGGGAGAGTGAAGACGTTCATCCCTCGGGGCACAGCTCCGAAGGACGCGATCTCCGTCGAGAAGTAGGACGGTGTCGGGAAGACCGGGTTCAGCGGGATCGGCCCCGAACTGAGGTACAACTTCGGGTTCGTGAAGTCGTCTTGGAAGGTGGCCCCGTAGGCCAACGTGATGAGCGTCGTGTCCGCCAGGGGGTCGTAGACCGACGAGCCAATCAGGTACACCTGTTGCTGCTCGACCCGCAGCAAGTAGTTCGCCGGAAAGACCGCTGTTTGGTCTCCAAGCAGGATAAAAGCAGGCGATGCCAGGTGCAGGATCACCTGAGCGGCAAAGATCGGTGGCTGAAGAACCGTGAACGACTTCTCCCCGCCGACCGCTTCGAAGACGTAGTAGTCCACCAGGATCCGCTCATCGACTTCGACCGCAGAGCCTGAAGGCAACGCATCCGTCATGAAGCCCACGTTCGGAAGGAACGTGACGGTGGAGGTGGCTAGGTTGATGCCGATCTGGGTGTCGTCCTGAGGTCGGCCCCCACGGAAAACGGCCGGAGCCGGATTCGCCGCGACGGTTCGCCCGGCTGGGTTGAACGGCACCTGATTGGTCTGCGTCGGACGAGGCCAAGGCTGCGTCAGCTCTTTCCGGATCAGGAACCCGATGTGCTCCGTCACGGGCGGCAACACGCCGTCGGAGGTCACCGGCTTGTACGTCACGTACATCTCGTCGTTCGTGAGCAGCCGCTCGATCAGCTCGATGAACCCCAGGTCTTTGCTGATCCGGTAGTCCAGTTGAAGCCGAAGGGTAAGCCCCCAGAAGGCAGGAACTCCCAGCAGCACGTCCGCCTGCGAGAAGTTGAGGTCTCCCGTCTGGAGGCTGACCTCGACGGTTCCCGCAGGGAGAAGGGCCGGAGCCGTGAAGGAAGGGTTGTCTGGCTTCTGCACCAATATGGCGAACGTGGTCAGCCCCAGCCTGACTCGGCTGCGAGGGATCATCACCTTCGGGATGCGACGACGACGCTCGATCTGGTAGTTGGCGCTCGGGAAAGACGTGAAGTCCCGATCCACGGTGAGCGTGGTGGTGTCCACGATCGTGACCGTCCGGTAGCTGCCGGTATCCGGGCCCGAGGTGAGGAGCACCGTGTCCCCCGCCTGGACGCCAGCCGTCACGAAGTCTGCCAGGGTATCCACGAGGGTGGTCGCGGACAGGAACTGCCCAGGAGCACCGCCCACGTAGACGGTGGTAGAGTTCTGGCTGGCCCCGAGGGCCCGGATCCGCTCGACCTTCGTGTTGGGATCGACGGGAACGATCTCCTGGAAGTACCGATCCGCGATGACTTCGGGGGCTGTCCGGACCTCGTACGCGAAGTCACTTCCCACTCCGGGGGCGGGAAGGTCCGTCGTCAGCGTGGTCGCCGTTCGAGCGACGATGGTGAAGACGCCCGCTGCCGGGCCAGCCGGAACGACAAGCTGGTGGCCCGGTTGAACGCCAGCTACCAAGAAATCGACCGAGGGGTCGGTCAGCAACGTGCCGACGAAAGACGCCGCCGTGCTCTGGATGACCAGGGTGCCGGTCTGAGAGGTCAGGGTGATGATGCCTGGGTTCTTGTCGAACAGCATCGACTGCCCTTGCACCAAGGGCGTGAAGATGCCCGTTCCAGGAGAGGACTCGACCTCCAAGAGCAGGTTCTCGGGTCGAACCGGGATGTTCTGAAGCTGAAGCGTCCCGCCAGGTTGCCCGAAGGTCTGGATCTGGTTGACCTGCCTTCGAGCGTAGTAGAGCTGCCGGGCTTCGTAGTCGAGGATGTACCCAAGACCCACCGGAGGCGCGACCCCACCAAGGTCGGGAAGCGTTCCCGTGAAGGAGCCCGTGCCCTGCTCCACCTTGACCACGAGGGGGTAGCCGGGGTCTTGAAGCGGAGTCGTCGGCAGCAAGACGTACGGCACCTCGATGATCGGGTTCGCCCAGATGGCGCCCGTCGTCGAGTAGATCGCGGACACGTCCTTGACCGTCGGGTCGAGTCCGTTGAGGTTGACGGGGCTGCGGAAAAACCGCATCGAGACCCCACGTTCGATGGGCAGGTCGCCGATGTAGACCGAGACCGAAGCGGCACCGTACGTAGCCTGGTCCGTGGTCGAGAACCCGACCGCCCCGTCCGTCCTGACCTGCACCTCTCCAGCCGTACCCGCGTCGAAGACCGTAACCCGTCGAACAGCGGGGAACTGGTAGCCCGATACGAGCCTGAAGATGATGTCCCCACCTGGAGGCGGGATCGGAACAAGCGGCAACGGAGCGGTAACCAGACCCCCAAACTGCGTGGGAAGGATCTGCTTCCAGGAGAACAAAACGCCATCGTAGTAGACGGGCTTCCCCGTGTTGGCGATCACGTCCCCGGAGTTGAACTTCAGCCGTCCGGTCGAGAGAGCCCACTCGACCGTCCCTGCCACGGGGTTGGGGGAGAACCCGCCCTCGGTGGCGACCTGGATGGGCGTCAGGTAGAACCCGAACCCGAAGCGAACCCGAGGGTACTGCCCGGTGCCAGGAATGGGGTTGAGGAGCAGAAAGGGGGCTTGAGCGAGCCCCAGGAGACCCGTGGAATCGGAGAAGGCGAAGTAGGACTGCCGCTGGAAGTGTACCGTCTGCCCCAGGTACGTCGTGATGTCTGCGGGGTTCCAGTTCAGCTCCCCGGTGGTCGAAAGGATCTCCACGGTCCCGACAACCGGAGCCCCGAACGTGAGGACCAAGCTCGTCAGGAGGGTCGTGCCCGATCCAGTACCCACCGAGAGCCTGAAAGGGGCCGCCACGAGCACTCCGATGGGAGGAACGACCTTCAGCCGTGTCGTGTTCGCCGTGGTGTCCAGGACACCCACAGCGTCCGGTGGAGCCCCTGGGAGGGGCTTGAAGTGCCCCGCCAGGGAGTCGTAGTCGAACCGCCGGACGGTGGACGTGGTGAACGTCCCGCCCTCGTTCTTGGTCCACCCAAAGGCGGCGTTGACAAGCAGCCCCTCAGTCTGGACGACCGTGCAGTAGTCCGACCTCGAAACGGTCTCCGAGCCGGGCGTGTAGTAGGCGTTGAATGTCCCAGAATTGGCGACCTCATCGTTCGGCGTGAACGTGAACGGGGAGTTCGATTGCCCTACACGGGGTGGTTCGAGGACGTAGCCCTTAATCGACAGACCCACAGGTGACCTCTCTCATATGATTTTGCCAGTGCCTGTTCCGACACCGGGGGCCGGTCCAGCCGGGCCTACGATTGGAATGGGTATCGAAAAAGCAGCGAAGGTCTTGTCGAAGGTCGCCCCAAGAGCAAGAGCCATCTTGATCGCTCCTGGTCCGACCATCCCGAAACTCGCGTACGCCTCCTGGAAGGCCAGATACGCTGGAGGTGAGACGACCTTTGCTACACCGGCTCCGCTGCCGACACCCACGACAGTCGCAAAAATAATGCCCTGCACCAAGGACAACGATAGACCATTCGCCAGTCCGAGAGCGGTCAGGGGACTGAAGAAGCCCGTGACCCCGAACGTGAGGAAGCTCGTCTGGAGGTTCACCAGGAGCAGCGGCTGTGGGACGAGCAGCGGGAGCGTGGCGATCCCCGTACCAGCAGCCCCAGCCCCTGTCACGGAAACCGTGGCCTTGGTGGCCCAGAGCGAGACACCAAGAGCCGTAGCCCCAGCAAACTTCGGCATGGCCAGCCCGAGATGCCCCGTGGCGAGCAGGTTCGTCCCCAACGTCAGGGCGATGGCCGGTGGAGCGAGAGGCATCAGTTCGAGAGCACGAGGAGCGCCCCGAAAAGTGGGGTGCCCGTGATCAGATCCAGGGTGGGCGTTCCGGGCGGGAGGCTAGGGATTCCACGGCAGACCCCGAGAACCGCAGAGGGCCCGCCAAGGGTGATGAGGGGGGAGGTGATGGAGACGAACCCAGGGGCCGAGATGACGATCCCCAGTCCAGCCGTGAGGCTCATCGTGAGCCCGGCCGTCATACTCATGGCCAGCCCCGCCGTCAGGGTCACCGCTCCAGCGGCAGCAGCCAAGGAGACGACACCTCCGGCTACGTTCACCACGTAGCCCCCGGCTCCGACGTTCGTGACGGAACCACCGGCTCCGATGTTCGTAAGCTCCCCTCCAGCCGCGATGGTCGTGATCTGGCCTCCCAGCAGGACGGTGGTGACCTTCCCGATAGCAACGACGGTCTCCAGGACGCCGAGGGCGTAGTTGTACTGGCTCTTCTGCGCCACCAGCACGTCAAGCTGGCCGAGGTTCATCCCGAGCCCCTGAAAAACCTGGATGCTCATTCGGTCTGCCTGTTGGGTCAGGCCGCCGTTGACCGTCGTGATCTTGGCCCCTCCAATGGATTCGATCATATCCCCGCCCGTCGCTATCCCGTAGCTGGCCTGGATATTATCGAACTTCGCGTACCCGACCTCACCGTCAATACCGCTGTACGTGGAATTGACGCTGCCGTGGAACGTCAAATCGAGGCAGTTGCCCGTGTCCTTGTTTCGACCGATGTCGGCGACGATCCCACCAGCCAAGCTGGCTTGAATGCTCGTGTTGTTGTTGTTCGAGGCCCCGATGTAAAGCTTGAGGGCCCCGAGAAGGTTTGCTTCCATCGAGACCCCGGAGTCGTCCAGGTACCGCTCGGACGTGGGCTTGGGGACGTGCAGGTAGACTTTCCCCTGTTTCTCGATAGCCACCGAGAAGGCGTTGTCGTCCGAAGCCCCATACGGGCACCAGATGCGGAAGAGGAAGGCCGCCGCAGCGGTGAGGGTCTCCGTGTCCCCTTTGGCGGCTCGCTCCACCTCCCCCATAGCGAACGTCCCCTCACCATCTGCACGAAAGGCAGACCACAGCTCGGGTCGGACGACCTTGCCGTAGACACGCATTCCTTGCGACGAGTGGGCATCATTCCCGATGACCGTCCCATAGACACGCTCGATGTAAACACGTCGCCGTGCGATGCTCCCAGGAGACACGAGGGAAAACCCGTCGATCTCATGTAGGACATCCTGGATGAGATCCGTGTCGTGGATCATCTCCATTCTGTCTTCTGTGAACGGGAACCCCGCCCCGTTCTCTCCGTCTTCGATGCTCGTCCCGAAAACGGTCGAGGGGTAGAAGACCTTCTTTCCGTTCGAGTACGTCGTGGGGGGGTAGGTCGCGAAGTCGTTGAAAAAGTCGAGCACGACCCCATCCGAGTTGGCGAACTTGGTCGGGGACCCAGGGTCGCCCGGTCCAAGAGCCTTCAGTTCGTCGGCCCCAAAATAGCGGTCCTTTTCAGTCTTGAGGGTTCGGCCCTTGCTGAAGATGTCAGAGGGGAGGTACATTTCCCCACGGCGAACGGGGCCAGAGTAGTACACGCAGCCCGCCGTTGAGTCGAACCGGTGGATGGCCTGGGTGACCAGGGTACGCTCTGCGTCCCGAAGTTCGATGAGGTCACCCGCTCTGTTCGTCATCCGAACATCCTTGGCGAGCAGGAACTCCGCCCCATCGGAGGACATCCCTCCGACGTTGCCTGGCTTCAGCTTCATCTTCTTCTGCCGGATCGTACGCCCGATGAACTTGTCGTAGGTCTCCCGAGCCGCCGGGTCCGTGGGGACATCCTTCGGGTCCGTGGGTGACCACGGGTCGAAGCGCATCCCCCCTTTGTTCCCTACAGGGATGTAGGTCAGCACCATGGGCTCGAAGACCTTCCGCTTCCGCTGGCGGTAGGCCAAGACGACTATCGAGTTGATTTCCGGAACCCCACCCCAGAAGGAACGTGGGCCACACATCGCGACGGTCAGGTCCACTTCGGGGACAATCTGCCCACCTCGGGTCAGAACCTTCACGTCCCCCTTCATGGCGAACTCGTCGATCCGTACCAGGATGCCGACGTGGAGACCCTGAGGGAATCCGCCATCAGCGAAGTCCCGGCCGATGTTGTGGCCTTCGGGGTGCTTCTTCCGGAAGTCTCCAGCTCGGATGGTCATTCGCTACCCTGGTTTCGCGTTGAGTTGTGAGATCTGGAGGTCGTCGTCCTTGACCTGCTTCGTCAACTTGGCCGCCTCCGCCTTCAACGACTTGATCTGATCCTGGATAGAGGTGCTGCTGAGGCTCACCACCTTAGCGTCACCACTGTCGATGAGGGCAAGCTGCTTGGTGAGGGCGGCGATTTGAGCGTTGGTTTGGTTCAGTTCTTTCGCAGCCAAGTCTCGCTCCCCGGTCAACTTGGCCAATTGAGTGTTCTTCGCGAGCTTGTCTCCAAAGCTGTTCCACTGCTTCTTCAGGTCCGACTTGGCCGAGTTAGCCTGAGCGGCAAATCCGGCAGGGTCCCCCACTGTCAGGCGATTGGCAGGATTGTAGGGCGGCGACAACGGAGAAGGCGCCGCCGATATCTGCCCGAATTTGACTTCCTCGTCCTTGGGGAAGGTGAGGTCCAGAAGCTCCCCGCGAAGAGCCGCCTCGTACTCCTGATGGGGCTTGTCCAGAGCCGAGTACAACGAGTACAGGAACTGGTCGATCTTGGAAAGGACATTCGCCCCACCAAGAGCTGACCGGTACTGCTGATCCGTCACGGGCTCCGAGACGTAGGGGCTCGTCGTGCCCTGGATCGCGTTGGTAATGGTGATATCCCCACCCACCGTGGTAGTGGGCGGAGGTGCAGCACCGCCGGTCGGCCCAGGTAGCGTACCGGCAGCCGGAGCCACCCCGCCCATCGTGTTCACGGTGAGGGGCTTGATCTGATACCCCACGTTCATGAACGCGAGGTCGGATCGGCCTGATAGACAAGAGCAGGAGGTGTCCTGCGATCCAGGGTCTTTCAGTACATTCAGCTCCGCGATGGTGACGGCACGACTGAGTTGCCCTGCTTCCAGGGAGGCGATACTGCCTTTTTGCTCAGCAGACCCCAACGGGGCGGTATCCACGAAGTTCGTCCCAGGCACCACCGCATCCGGGTTGACGGGGACGAACTGAGGTTTGTTGGTCCCCGGGTTGATTACCCCTCCGACAGGCAGGTCATCCGGCCGCATCTCCGTGATAGCCGCAATCGGGTTGGGGTAGGTCGTGGACAGGCTGGAAAGACCCTGAGACTGCGAGGCCAGCGTCGCGAAGAGGTCACCGGAGAGGGCGACCTGGATGCCCACGGACGCCTTTTTGTTCTTCTCGTTAGGGTTGTAGACGAGCATCCCATCTCGAAGAGCCAGCCCCCGACCGTACCGGAAGTGCCCGATCACCTCGAAGCCTCGTTCGTCCGACACGGGACGAAGCATGGAGGTCTTGTTGCCCTTGGGAAAGATGTTCGTGATCGGGGTCTGGTCGGCTCCGACGGTCTCGATGTTGGCACTCTTGAGGAAGGCCACTTCCCCAAAGAGCCCCTCGAAGTCACACGCATAAATCATGACTCCAGCAGAGTTGAGCCCGTACTGGTACCGGTTGTTCAGGAGCGAGTCACGGGCGTCATCCGCTGCCGTACGGGTGTTCATTGTCCGAAGCCCGTCTTCCAACTGCTTCAGGGTGGCCTTCAACTGAGCCTGCCCCTGCTTTTTCAGATTGGGGTTCCCCTTGGTCTTCTGTCCAGCGTTCCTGGCGAGGTCATCGGGAGGGGGGTCGAACGGCCGTGTGTACACCATGACGACGTTCGGATACCCAACTGCCCTGCCCGTCTTGGGGTGTCGCAGGATGAGCGGTGCGAAGGGGTTATCCTGGCCCGCCTTCAGAATCTTGGAGATGGTCGGAGGCATTGGAGCTGCATCCCCGATGTTGAGCCGGAAGAACCCATACTGAGATAGCTGCTTGGAGGTGTACTTGAACGGCAGTTTGGCTGAGGGTGCTGCCACCACCTTCTGCGAGCCCTTTGCATCTTTGGTATTGGGGTCGGGTTTGGGGTCTGCACCCTGTGACGTGGTGGGTCCCTTGTAGTCCGTCTTGAAAAGTATCCCGATTCCCTTCGGGGCGAAGAACTTTGCACGTCGTGCCGTCAGGGTCAGAGCCGTAGTGGCACGTCCGCCAAACGCGATGTTGTGCGAGATGCCTATGATGTACCAGACCTGATCGAGCGGAGCGACGTAGATGGGGAACCCCAGACGTAGCTCAGACCGCATCGGGATGGTCACGCTCATGCGATGCCGCTTCGCATTGATGCGGTCGAGGATGTCCATCCCGTGGTAGAACATCAGCAACGGACTGGCCATGAACTCGGAGTTGACCGACTGGGAGCGCCACCCGTACTTCCGGAGTAGATGATAGTCCGTCACCGAGGTGAACGGGGTGCAGTCCTCGGGGAAGCCATAGGAGGTGGCCCCTCCAAAGTCCCCCTGCATCGTAAGCTGCGTGACCACCTCCGCCTCGGACTCTGAGTAGTCCCAGTCGATCACGTCGATGTCCTGAATCCACGAAACCGGCTTGTTCGAGAGGATGTCGAGGTTGTAGAAGGGCGGCTTGAACACGAGGTCGCCCGTCACGTCCATGAAGAACTCGTAGCCGATGACCTCCTTGGCAGCGTTCGCCAGCTCCAGCTTGGTCTGGAACTCACTGGTGAAGAAGTTGACCTGTCCGGCCTGAGAGAACTGCGTGCGGAATGCGACAACGGAGGGGTCGGTGGGATCGAACACCATCTGCCCGGCCTCCTTGCCCCCGTTGGCCTTTCGTACCGTTGCTGAAGCGTACGGATGTACCTTGAACTTCTTCGAGTCCACAGGGACATACGCCTCGGAGAGGGTATCCCCTCGAACGGCGATGCCGTTGGTGCCGTACATCAGCAGGTTCGAGCGAGTACGGGAGAACCGCTTCTCCCAGTACAGCATGATGTCCTGGAGAGCTTCCTGAAAGACCTGCTTCCCCTCGCCCGACTCCTTGTTGAGGGAGGTCAGCGAGCCGGAGCCGACAACGATGTCCCCGAAGGACTGCTGAGCACACGTCCAGATCACGTCGAACGGGTTCATGCCGAAGAAGACGTTACCAAAGATGCTGCGGCCCGCCTGCCCCGCCGCCCCTGTGAAGGCAGGGTTGATGTTCATCTTGCACAACTCCCACCACTTCAGGATGTCCGAGCACTGAATGGTGACGGAGTGTTCTCCACCGGAGTACGAGTTGCCGACCTCGGTGACTAGCCCCCAGAAGATGGGGTAGTACTGGGGCACACCCTCGATCAAGAAGTACCCCTTGGCGAAGATCTCGATCTCCATCATCGGGGTGATGAGAGCCTGGTTCTCGAAATAGAAGTCGTCTACGGCGTGCCGAGGGATCGACAGGTTGATGGAAGCCGTCCCAGGAGGGCTGTCCACGTTGAGGTCCACCGTGACGCTTGTGATGTAGGCGTTGAAGTCAAACTTTTTGGAGCAGCTTGGGCAGCCAATGATGTCGGACTCGCCGTTGATGTAGACGACCGCATCCGGCCCCGTGACCACTGTGGGCTTGAGGTTCGGCTGAAACGTTCCTTGGTACGGTCCTCGCGGCATGGCTACCTCTTGCCCTTCTTGAGGGCATCCAGCGCAAGGGCATTACCACTAGGCCCGGCCAACCCGGAATCGAACTGCCGGTCGATCGCTGCCACCTGAGCACCGATGCGGGCATCCTCAGCCAGCTTCTTTTGAAACTCCTCCACCTGAGCGGCTGTGAGGTTGGGCGGGGGGCCCAGATCACGGAGCCCCGTGTGGTTAATGCCTGGTGGGTTTTGGGCGTTCACGGGTCTGGCTGGCTCTTCCGTCTGGGTGGTCTTGATCGACTTGTTCGACATGTCGGGCAGCTTGGCGGCGAACAGAGCGTCGTTCCCGTACCCTTCCAGGGGGTCGGGGATGCGATCAAGCTCGAACTTCGCCCGCACCGTGAACTCGTAGCTGTACTCCAAGGAGTAGGGTTTGTCGTCCGTTTCCGTGATGGTGAACGAGTCGAACGCCCCGAAGTACACCACATCATCGTAGTAGATGTAGATCGATCCCACCAAGGCGAGGTTATTCGACCCAGGGTTCTGCTTGCTGAAGGTGTTCAGCCAGATCGTACCGTTGTTGCGGTAGAGCAGGTAGAGGGAGAGGAAATTCTTGTACGACTCCGAGAAGTTCCGAGCCATCCGGGTGAGTCCAGGGGACGTTCCAGCCGACCCTGCTCCTGCGGGAGACGACCCACCAGCATCCAGGGCATAGAATGCTGCGAGCTTCCCAGAGGCCGAGATCTTGGTCTGCTGCTCACCCCAGTGCTCGACGACCGGACCATCTCCTCGGCTGAAATTGCCGTCTGAGATGATCTTCTCTTCGGACGGATTGAACGAGATGGGGTTCACCAGCATCCGGAGCGGAGGGGTGTTACGCATGACCTCGATGGCATTCTGGAGGGCGTCGATGTAGTCCTTCTGTGCCCCCAGGAGCTGCTTGCCCAAGATGGAGTCGTTCAGGCTCAGGTCCTTATTCGCTATGGCAGCCTGAGCCTTCTGTGCCGTCTGAGCCGCCTCCGACCCCTTGCCAGCGAAGTTGGTGGGCTGTGCTGGAGCCGCTGTAGCAGACACCGGTACCGCCAGCGGACAAGCGGCGTTGTAGAACGTGGTCGCGTTGAATCTGGACCCCGCAGAGCCCTTCACCCGTCGAGCTTGAGCCTGAACGCCCGATTCTTTGAACGCACAGCTATCTGGGCCTGAAAGAGGTAGTTTGGGATCTGGCCAGATTGGACCCCCCGCCTTTGTCAACTCTGCGAGGACTGTTTGCAAACTGTCGGGCCCCTTGGTAAATCCACTGCCGCCTTTCTTCCCCCCGTAGTACTCATTGAAAGGCTCCTCGTAGTATCTCGTCTGGGCGAGCCCGATCAGATACCCCGAAACGTCTCCGTTGGCTGCGGCGGCTCGGGTATTGGGGTTCTCGAACACCCTCTTCACATAGGCGTCTGCACCAGCTTGAGCGTCAGGGTATGTCTTCCATTTACGTCCGTTCCCCGTAACGAAGTAGCCGCTGGTTGCTTTTTCAGCCCCAATGTTGCCAGGGTTGTTGTTCTTCCAGTTCCCATTGTTTTCTCGACGCGACTGAGTAATCAGAAAAGCTAGTTGCGTGGGCGTGGGCTCCTCCCCAGGGAATGCTTTCCGGTACGCTTCCAGAAATCTATTGTACATCTCCGGGGCACTGTGATTCTGGGCTACTCCGGGGGCCCCATCAGGCCCAGCCGCACCTGGGTTCATTTTGATCCCAGTGAAGGGGGTTGCCGCATCAGGGGGCAGGTTAATTGAGTACCCTGGGATGGTAGGCAAAAAACCTACAACGACGTCCTTGAACTGGCCCGTATACGTGCCGGTGGGCACCCGGAGCGTTGAGGATGGAGTGGCAGCGGCTGGTGCCGGAGTGGCCACCGGATCCTTCTGTCCCGACAGGTCGATGGTGGTGTTCACACCCGTCGCACTGCTTGGCTGAGCTTGAACCGTGGCTGACCTGTCCAGGAGCCTCCCGGTCACCTCAGCGGAAGGAGGGATGATCCCGACCACGAAGATTTTGGCGTCCCGTGGGCTCCAGTCGGGCACATCCGTGAGGGGGACGAAGTCCGAGTTCTGTGGGTCTGGCTGCGTCTTCCAGTTAACGAGCTGTGTCGTCAACTGGTCGTAAACGGCGGGGCTGTATAGCTTGGCCAGCCCCTCAATCTGCTCGTACCAGCGAGGAGGGCTCGGAGGAATGGGTGCAGGGTCGCCTGGGAAGTTGGGGACGGGGACGGGCATGGTTACTTAGCCTTTGCACGCTTGGCAGCCCCAGCAGGGTCGGGCTTCAGGATGGTCACAAACGACCCGGCCAACCCGGAATCGAACTGCCTGTCGATCCCCTCCACCAAAGCGCCGATGCGGGCATCTTCGCCCAGCTTCTCCTGTGCTGCCGCCACCTGAGCGGCTGTGAGGTTGGGCGGAGGGCCCATTTCACGGAGCTTCTCCTCGAACCCCGACGCGGCCTGGGTCTTCGTCGGATTGGTGTTGGTTTGCACGTCTGCGGGGAACTCTCGGATGATTTCAGGCAGTCGGATCTTGTCCGGGATCTGAATGAGGATCTGCTGTACCTTGAACGACCAGCTCACCTTGAACGTGAAAGGGCTGTCCTCCGTCTCCTCGTAACTGAACGTCCGAAAGTACCCGATGTAGGTACCACGGTCGAACAGGATCATGACGTTCCCCTGGAGAACGATGTTGCCGTAGGGGTCGTACACGGACCCGTTGTTGTGAAAGATGTCGTAGAGGTCGCGGAAGCGATCCCAGGCGATAGTCCGTTGCCTGAGCACCGAGGTGACGCCCGTGTAGAGGTTCATGAAGGCCCCGGTGGACCCGTCGGCGGAAATCTCGGAAAGCTCATCCTGCCAGTGCTGCTCTACGAAGCCCCCTCGCGTCTGGATGCGCTCGATCTTCTTCGTGTGTGTCTCTGAGAAGCTCGACGGGTTGACGTGAAGAACGAGCGCATGAGGGAGAAGAGCCACCATCGGGTCGAACGGACTCGTGATCTGAAAGACCATCGGAATCGGCCCACGTCGAAGCTCCGTGCCCGTCTTGTACGAAAACGTCCCAGGCCCATAAAGCTGGTCCTGGTCAGGATTCGGAGACTTGATGACACGGTTGCCCTTGGCCATACGTTACCGGGTGCTGGCGGCAGCAGCGTGTCGGACGATCTCGTCTTGAGCCACGGCTCGAACGAGTTGCTTGAGGTCGCCCACCAATTCGAGGGTGACCGTGACCGCACTGGAGGTGCCGCCCATCGTACCAGCGGCGTTGGCTGGAAGGATCCGTTCTCCCTCGCCGATGGAGACGAGCCCTTCTCCTGGAGCCGCCACCACAGCCTCCCCGCCCTCGACCCCAGTGACCATACCGCCAGCGGCGTTCGGCTTGACAGCACGTTCCAGGAGCCCCTTACCGAAGGTCTTGGGGTCAGCACCCGCCAGCATAGCCGCAAGCTCCTCGGGCTTCTTGTCCTTGTACATGGCGTATTCCAGGAGCCCGACCCGCATCGCATCGAGGGTCGCTTCCTCGGTCATCTTCTTCAGGTCGGTGTCGATCATGTTCTTGTTCAGGCGGACACCCTTGAACTTGAGCACCTTCTCGATCTCTGCCAGCGACCCGACTGCGGCCTCTTCCTGCTCAACCTGATCCTCCAGGATGGTGGGGTCGATGGCATCCCCACCCCCACCCATCACAGGGGCGGCGACCTGAGGCTGGTCCGCAATCGACGTGGGCCAATTTTGAACCCACACGTCGAACCCACCCGCCCCCAGTGCCTCCACCGCCCCCGCCAGGGCATCAACAGACCCCGCCACCAGCTCATCGTAGGTCGCAAACCCAGTCATACCCAAGGCATCGACTGACTCTGCCACCGTCTTGTCGTGGGTGTAGATGGAACCCTCCTTGGTCGCCGCTGTGGCCATGTCGTCAAGCGGTTTGGTTGGAAATGCCTTGGTGAACTCGCCAAGCATCTTGGTCTGCTCTTCCGTGCTCATCGCTGCCCAGGCAGCTCCACGTTGCTTGCTTCGATCCCCAGGGTCGGCAGCCTTCTGTTTATCCGTTACTTTGGCATCCAGTTGCGATGTGACCCATTCTTGTTTCTTGTCCAGGGCATCAGCTTCCTTTCGCAAGGCATCTGCTTTCGCTTTTGCCTTAGCCTGTTCCTCTTCCCCACTTCCGATAGACTTTCGTTCGATCTCCTCCGCCTCATCACGCTTGAAGCTCCCCTGCTTACGCTCCACAGTCTGCCCCGCGAGGTCTTTCCCCATCGACGTTCGGAGGAGGGCAATGCCTGCATCCTTGTCGCTCTTTTGGCCCTCCAAGGCTTTCGTTATTTCCGTATTACCGGATCGAGCAGCTTCGACCTGTGCGGCCCCCACACCATTACTGAAACCTGCCCACTTCATGATCGCGGCGTATATTCCCGTCAGGAGATTGTAGAGCTGGTTCATGAACCACTTCATCAACTCTTCGAGCTTCTCCGAGATGGACTGAACCCTTTCCCCGACCTGCTTGTTCGCCTGGTCCTGTGCTTTCTGCACATCCTCCAACCGTTTCTTTTCGTCTTCAGCGGCCTTTATGGTGGCCTTCTGCCCCTCGCTCATCGTGCCCTGGAGCTGTTTCCAGGACATGTCCGCAGCTTGTTCCTTCGTGTACTGCCCGCTCTCGACGATGGCCTTTCGCTGGTCTTCCATGGTCTTCTGCATGATCTTGCCCTGCTGGTAGGTGTCCATACTGCCGAACACCTCCTGGCCTTTGACCTCGCCACCGATGGATCCAACACCCCCGAAGCGATCCACGGCTGCCATCATCATCTCGATCTTGCGGGAGGCATCCATGCTCTCAGAAGCGGCAGCCGTCCCCACCATCCCCTTCCCAGCCTGTTGCTTCTGCATCCCGAGCTTGGAGGTCGCTTCACGGATGTCCCCCATGCCCTTACCGGAAGCTTTTTCCGCAGCGTCGATGAAGCCTTTCATGGCTTTTTCACCAGCGGGGCCAGCTTCGAGGGCGGCCTGAATCTCCTTCACGCTACCCCCACCAGCCTTCGAGATATCTTCGGCCAGCTTGCTCGTCTTCTCGGCGATGTCCTCCTTCATCAACTTGGCCACCTTCTGCGGCCCAGCCATGAGCGACAACTGCACCTTGTCCTGGAGGCTCATACCCTTCATGGCACTCAAGGCGAACTGCATGAACTTCTGTGCGTTCTTGGGGCTCATGACCTTCCCGAGCTTCCCAAGAAGCTGAACGGCGCTATCGAGCCGGGTGTTGTACAGGGCGAGGTCAGACGACACACCACGGATCATCGCAAAAAACTTGTTGCTCGCGATCCCGGCATCTACAGCCGCTGCACTCATCTGGTCGAAAGACTCTTTCACCTTCTCCAGTCCTGCCCCCATCTCGGTCATCATCTCGGCTTGAAAGCCCGTGACTTCCTGGAGGCTGACGCCCATGGAGCGGGAGTAACCCACCACCGACTGCGTGACAGCCCCCACGTCCTTGGAGTACACGCCCGACACCTTGTTCAACTGCCCGTACTGCTGGACCATAGCGGTCAGGGTGACACCTTCGGCCTGAAGGGACGTCAAGACTTCCTTGTGGGTGGCTACCCCGATACCCCACTCGAAGTTCGATTTGATGTCGTGGGCGGACTCTCTGAATTGATTCAGGGTCTTGTCCATGTCAGCAAGGCCGACACGAGCGTCCCTCATACCCTTTCCGAACCACTGGCCCGTCCCCGCCGAAGCCAACAGATCCTTGTTGAACTCTTTGACTGCTCCTTCGGCGTCGATGAATAGCTTGACGAGCCCAACCATCGAACCAGCAAGAGCCCCCATCATGGGTCCGACCGTGCTGAGGGTTTGGATGATCGGCCCCATCTTCGAGAAGACGCTCCCCATCATCTTCATGGTGCCTGCAAGTGCTCGATTTCCGCCTCCGGCCTGGTGCGCGTCACTCCCCTGCATCTTCTCGGCCTTGGCGGTCAGCTTTGCGCCAAAGCCCCCAACCCCTCGGCCTATCGACTTTATCCCCTGCCCCGCTTGCTTACCGAAGGTCTTGGCAGCTCCCTCAACGTCCCTTCGAAGCAGTTGTCCAAAAGGCTCCGCAAACTCTTTACCCGCCGTCACAGCGGCCTTGATCATCTCCTCACCGTTCACGGTGATCTTCATGGCCTCGATGTCGGCCTGCAAATTTTCGGCCCCCGCCTTGGCGTCTTCGTAACACTTCTTCGCAGCAGCAGCCGACGCCTGGTAAGCCTTGACCTCTGCTTGAGCCCCCGCAACAACGTTACGCTGCGTATCCGTTGCCTGGTCACCGAGAGCCTTGAGGGTCGCGATCTCCTCTTTGACTTTGACCTGCTTCTTGATGAGGATCTTCATCTCGTTTTTGTAGTTAACGAGACCTTCCTTCTGCGCCCTGTTGTACTTCTTCAGTTCCTTCTCGGCCAGCTTGGTGAGCTTGGGGATCTTAGTGAAACGCTTCGAGACCTTGTCTACGAAGTCACCGAAGGCACCCTGGCCGGACTTGGCGGCCTTGGTGGACGCCTTCTCCATCTCCTTGAACGCATTTTTGTACGTCTTCTGGAACTGGGCGGCACGAAACTCGATCCCGAGTTGAAGTGTAATGTCTTCCGTTGCCATTACGGCCTCCAAGGCTTGCCGGGATCACGCGGCGGCGGAATAGGAGTTGCTCCAGACGTATCCTGGTCAGAGACACCGATGTTCGTTTCTACCTCTTGCCCCAAAAGCCCGTGGCGCTCCAAAAAGCGGCTCATCCTCTCCGCCTGTTCGGCTTCCGGGTACACCATCCCCTGGGCGAGAGCCTGAGCTTGGAGCTGCCTGGAACGCTGGATCCGTTCTTGAACCTGTGCGGGGGTTAGACCCACCATCTCGTTGGTGCTGCCAGTGATACGACGCCCCTCGAACTTCTTGTTCGACGCCTCTGTAAGAGCAAGAAGGTGCTCCTTCTTCTGCTGACGGGCATCCAAGGCTCGCTGTTCATGCTCTGCGACAACGCGGTCGTGCCAGTCCTGCTCCCCACGAAGAGAGCGGTCCAGTTGGTCGGCTAGTTGCTCGACCGTCTGAGCGACCTCAACAATCTGCCCGTTACGGAGGGTTGTCCCGTCGTCCATAGGACGACCCTCCAGGACATGCCGAAGGATCTTGTCCTTCCTGGCGATCCGATCCTCCGCTTCCGTTCGATGACGGTCATGGTCCTTGTTGTAGATCCTCTGCATCCCCTTGCCCGCCGAGCAGGAACCGATGAACTTGGCGTTATCCCACTCCCGTTCGTAGACGGCCCCCTGGTCCTCGTAGTAGTTGAGGGCTCGCCAGGTGAGCTGTGCCCAGTTCAACCCCAGGGTCTCCGTACCAGCGATACCCGTCACGGAGGTACAGGAGAGATTGAGCCCATGAAACTGTGCCCACCGGTACCTGGAGTACGTCTCCATCATGTACGCCTCGGTCAACGTCGTGGCGTTCGCGGCTCGGTGGTTCAGCTCGGAGAGATGCCGGATCACCTTGGCCTTGGCCGCAGGCAGCATGTCTCGGAAGGTGTTGGCGATCTTCGGCATCCACCTCTGACGTTCCACGAGGACATTCTGACCCCCGATGAGGAAAACACCATGCGCCAGGAATAGATCCCAGAAGCCTGGGGCCTGCTCGTCAGCCCCTCCACCCATGAGATGGATCATGTCAAATTCGTGCTGATTCAAGCTCTTGAAGACGAACGGAACACCGCTGATGGTTGCGGAAACCGACAAGAATCCGCGAAAAAGCATCGGAGCAACGTCCCGGTAAACCTCCTGGTTTACCTCGGGCGCTTTTGGGATGAGCGGACGAGAGTCGTCGTCTGTCTCCCCTTCGTTTTTACGGCGGAGACTTTCCTGATCCTTGTCGTACGCCGTGGCCTGGGTCACGTTCTCACCGCTGCGGAGGACGGAACTTGGGATTGATTCCTGCTGGCGGTGGTTGGTCGATGATGCTGGCCGCCTGACGGGCATCTAGGGCAGCGTCAGGGCGAGGTGAAGACCCGCCCAACTCAGCCACTTCCCCAGCCCTCGGGAGAACGCCGGAGGGTCCAGCTACAGCAACGTCCAACGCTCCCACCAAGTCGGCATCGGCTTCCAGAGCCGCCAGTTGTGACGCCCTGGAGGGCACGGCTGCCCCTTGCGGCTGGGCTGGAACGACCTGTCGAGGAGCCTGAGCGGGGGTCACAACGACCCTCTCTGGCGGCGGAACTTCCTCCGATTGGTTCAAGGGCTTTCGATTCGCCATGGCTTGAGCCACAGGGGAGATCGGCTGAGATGCGGCTTCGGCTGCCTTGGCTTCGGCTGCCTCCTTGGCTTCCTCATCCACCCGAAGCTGTGCCAGCCGGTCCTCAGCGGCTTTCAGCTCGTCTGCTGTGGACTTACGGATGTACCCGAACTCGGTCAGGGTCTTGTCGATGAGGGTGGGCGGCACGTTGTCTTCCGCCTCTTTCAACTCCCCCAAAATCCGTCGATAGGTGGCCTCAGGCTGTTCGTCCGGCACCATGAAGATGACCCCCTCCTGAGTCACCTTGTCCGCCTTGGTCGTGCAGTCCCCGATCTTCCGGTAGACGATGAAGATCACCTCTTGGCCCCAGGTTCGGACCACCTTGTCGGAGAGCCACTTGTGCCGCTCGACACGAACCCGCCTCATCTGACCTGGCTTCTTCGGGTCCGGTTCCTCGTCGTCGATAAACTCGACCTCGCGGAGGTCGTAGCCGTCCAACTCGACGATGGCCCGGATGACATGCTCCCGCTGGTAAGCATTCACATAGGGGAGGTCTTCGAGTCCCTTACAGCTTTCGAGGACTGCCTCCACTTCAGTGGGACGAAGATTACGGACCACCATGTTGTGGCCGCAGATGTCAAACGTCTCCTCGACAAGACCCATGTCGCGGGTCTTGTCGAGGGAAGCGAGGAGATCCCTCGCAGAAACCGTTCCCATGTTGTAACTCCTCTGATTTGATTTTGATCTGTACTGCTGTGCTCGACGTGCGAAAAACTCGAAGGGTCGGACCCCTCGTCGCCTACGATCACGGGAACGTGGGACTGTTCGCACCGCCGCCGAAGCGTGCGGAGAAGCCATTTCCAGCCGCTCCGTTACCACCGACGGGAGCGAGGCCCGTGTCGATGAACTCACCGTACTGACCGAGGCCGTCGATGATGTCGGTCACGGTGACGGAGCTGTTCTCAGCGACCATCGCGGCATCACTGGTGAAGCTGGCCGAGTACGAGTTGAACCAGCACCCCTCGTAGAACGTGAAGAGGGCCACGATGGGGTTCAGAATATCGTCCTTGGTTCCAGCCTGCCCGCCAGGGTCGCCAGGCTGGACTGTGGATTTGGGGTTGAACTGGGAAGACCCTGTCGCCCCATCCAGCGTCGCGATTTCGGAGAAGACCAACTCCTGCTTGATGTCGAACGGCCAGCGGTGGTGCCGGAGCGACCTGACGATGCCGTCGATGCCGCCCTTGTATCCGACCATCTGGAGAAGGTTGGCCGTGTAGAGCAGGGTCTTGTTGAGCGTCAGGGACATCGGCTCCGTGACCGACGGCACCAGCTCTGCGATCATGTCGCCGAAGCCGACGCCTCGGATCGGGTCGATGGTACGAGACTCGTCGAAGCCGAACTCCGTGATGGCCCCAAGTTGCTGGAATCCACCTTTGCCGCTGTTGGCTCCAACCGCGTAACCGTAGATCTTGTTCTTCTGGGAAACCGCCGCCCTGGTGTTCGGAGCAGTCCCCATCCGGTAGATGTAGTTGTTCTTATCGACGGCCATTTGATGTCACTCCCAGAAGAGGTGGATGGTTCAGCTCAGACCTTGGCCGAAGCGAAGAGCGTGTGGATCTCTCGGGCCCGCTTCGAGAGCCCACGAAGGTCCGTAGTCACCCACGGCTCCGCGAGGTCCACCTGACGCATCATGCTGGCGAGGGTGGCGGTGACGACGTGCAGGTCACCACGGGCTTTCGAGGCGTTGAACCGGCGACCGGCAGTCACGAGGGCATCGATCTTCGAGTCCGTCTCGGCGACGTGCTGGATGACTTCCTCGGCCAGCTTGGTGTTCTCCTGGAAGGAGGCGAAGCTCGCAGACTTGCCCAGGGGGTGCGTCACGGCGGGCGGCGGGGTGTACGCACCCGGGTCTTCGACCGTGTCCACCTTGGGCTGCCCCAGGCCCATGAACGAGCTGTTGTCCGACTGATCCCCGAAGTTGGGAAGGTTGATGCTGGCAACGGCGACCTGAAGGTTTTTCAGCGCCTCCGGGTTCGGTCCGTTGTTGAGGGTGCCGACTTGCTGCTCGATGTATGCGAGCCTGGACTCGAACGATGCCTTGGGATTCATGAGTTCACCTTGTCTCGGCAGACCGAGCCATCTTTGAAGGGGATCTTCTTGATTTGAGCGGGGGATAAGTGAAGTACCGGCTGCCCACCTCAACCGTCGAGGTGCAAGCATGTCGAAGAGCGCATCCACGTCCAGTACTACCGCGACCTGGCCCTCCTTGTTGAAGGCATCCAGAGCTTCCCGACGCTGCCTCAGCCCGGCGACGAGCTTTGCCACGACCGAGAGCACGGAGGTCGTCCCCAGAGCGTACCGGATACCATCGGGCGTCTCGACATAGTCGATGTTTCCGTCCGTTCCGACGACTACCATCCGTAGCTGAGCCACGCTCCTACAAACATACGAAAGGATAACTCACATCCGAATGAGCACCTGTAGCACATGCTCTGGCAACAAAAGCGTGCCCCGTGGGGGCCCTGACAACCAGAGCCCCTCCACCGTCCACGAGGGTTCTACCTGCAAGGCCGCCTCCATCTCGTTCAAAATGGCCGCTGCCTTCAGAAGGTCCAGTTCCACGAAAGGGCTTTTGCGACTCACGAGAACTTGACGACGCCCCTCTACGTCCTCACCGAAAACGACCCCTCGTAGAAACCCGAGCCGGTAAAGTTCGATCCAGGGTCGAAGCAGATGCGGCTCGGAGGTCGTTGCGACCACGAAGCCGTTGGTCCCACGGTCGATGACCCGTACGGGCATAGGTCTGACCGTCCCAGGCACACTCCCGGTCAGCAGGTACTCCCTGACCCAGCCGATAGCCCTCTGGAGCCACTCGGGGTCCGACTTCTCAGGGCCGTCGTTCAGGAGCACCACCATCTGCTCCACGTCTCGGTCTACATGCCCCACGACGGTCAGCCCCCGCCGATGCAGAAAGTCCACCTGGGCCACGAATCCAGGCGTCCGAGGCTCAATGGCCAGCTCACGGTGCATGAAAAGAGCCATGGCGACCACCGTATCCATCCCCTCGATCCGATGAGCCACGAACCTCACCGGCAACGGCCGCCCCAAGACCAAGTCCTCGAAAAACACCGTCAACGCCCCAGGATACACATCCAAGAACCCAGGCCCATGGTGGTTGTAGGCGAAGGTAGCAGGATCCCGTACCTGCTGGATAGAGGCTCCGGTCTCGAATGTGACCGCGTCGTCGAGACATGGAGGAGCGTTTGGGTCGAGGGAGACGCTGAACTCGATCTGCTTCATCTCAGCAAGGAGTACACCCAGGAGCCGGGAATGTCTGCGACGAAGGTGTCGGAAAATCAGGCCACACCCGAATGACCCGGGGCTGCCAGTTCTCAGGCGGGCACGGAGGGGGGATGTCGTAGTGCGACCGGCCGTCGAGCTTGGCTACGTAGTCTGCCAACGCCAGCCAGATGCTGGGGGGCATGACCGTGGTTTCAGCCTCGAAGGCTTGAAGCTCCGGAACGGTGACCCCCAAGAAGGTCGCCGCTGTGGGCTCATCCCAAGGAACGGCGAGCCTCATGAACTGGAGAGATTGCCCACGAATCAGAGCAGTCTGTGCCAAGGTCGAGGCCGCACGAATCTCCGCCTGGTGAATATCGGCCGGAGTGAACTCTGGCCCCCAGACCCGAAGGGTCGCCAGGAGTTTCGCCACGAAACCCACCTTGGTGTTCCCGATCATCATGATGTAGTCCACCAGAGCCCGGCAGGGTTCTGGTGCGACGATGGCACAGGGATCGGGGCAGGACATCAGCGAAGGCGAGCGTAGGTGCTCTCGACCCAGGCAAGCTGCTTGGGGGACAGGAGCATGTTCTTGTTCGAGAACATCCGATTCATCATGTCCGTGAACGGGCCGGGACGCCCGCTGCGCTCTTCCTGGTCAGCCAGAGCATCGAGCATCTGGCCTTGCCGTTGACGTTCGGCTCGGACTTTTTCCCGCTCTTTGATCTTCTGGCGGTCCTCGATCATGTCCTCGAACGTCTCGATGGCATCCTCGATGCGCTTCCGGAGGTTGTCCTTCCAGTTCTGAGTCCGGTGGACACGAGC